CGCAGATTGGCGAGCCGGTGCCGATCGTGTTCGCCCGATTCCGCAACAGCAAAGGCGGCATCCTGATCAGCCCCGGCGCCACCGAAGCACGCTTCGAGAATGACGCCAGCAACAACGTCACCGCCTACTACATGCTGGTGCTGAGCGAGGGCCAGCTCGACAGCATCCCGGTGAAGGATGTTTTTCAGCGTGCCTGCCGCGTTGGCGCCCATACGCAGACCTACGACCGCAGGGCCGGTACCTGGGCACCCGGCAACTTCCTGGTGCAGCGTGCCGGTAAGGATCTGCCCGAGGCGCCGTTCTTCTGCGGCACGGTCGGCAGCTACCCGGACATTAGCACGCTCAGCTTCAACGTCACCATTCCGGACGGCTTCGATCAGTACAACCGCCAGGTGCATCTGTTCATCCGTGGTGGCATGGCCGTCACCCGGATCTACGACAGCGTGACCGGACCCAGCGACAACTTCGCGGACCTAGTGAAGTGGCTGCTGGTCAATACCAGCAGGGTGCCAGCGGCGATGATCGACAACACCGCACTGCTGGCAGCAGCCACGTTCCTTGAGGTAAACGGCTTTACCTGCAACATCGAGATCCGCGAAAGTACCAACTACTCCGACCTTGCCGCTAGGCTGGCGCCCTATTTCTTGCTGGCTGAGAGCAGCGCAGGCGGCAAGCGCGGGCTGCGGCCACTGCTGCCGGTGACTGCGGGCGGCGCCATCAAGACCACGGCGATCACGGCGGAATACACCTTCACCGAAGACACGGTGCTGCCTGGCACGCTGGAGATCAACTATCTGTCACTGGCGGACCGGCAGCCTTTCGTGGCGCAAGTGATTTGGCGCCAGCAGCTGGAGAGCGACATCGGCATCATCCGCACCGCTGAGGTGCGTTATGCCAGCACCGCCGAGACCGGGCCGTATGAGTCGCATGATCTCTCGACGTTCTGCACCAGCGAGGATCACGCCGTCAAGGTTGGCGCCTACATCCTGGCCAAGCGGCTCTATACCACGCACACCATACGGTTTGCAGCCAAGCCGCAGGAGCACAACATCATCATCAGCACAGGCGACATCATTCGCGTGCGGCTGGAGCGTGATAACAGCACCTACGCCAACTCGGTGCATGACTACCTCTACCAGGTGGAGCGGATCACCAAGACGCTGGCGGGTGATGTGAGCTATGAGGCCACGCACTTTCCGATCGACGACCAAGGGCGCAGCCTGATCGCATTGGATGTGGTTGCTTCTGTTGGCACCGGCATCATCCTGCCAAGCGGCCGCACTGGCGTGAGCTGCGATGTGAACTCCAGCAGCGACAACACCATCCCCGCTGAAACGTTCACCGATGCTGATGGCGCTGACCCACTGGAGCTATCACCTAGCGGCGGCGGGCTGGGCTTCAACGATTCAGCGCCGACTGGCGATACCGGCAACACTGACGATGGGTTGGATGGTGTACTTCCTCCGAATATATTATTCCCGGCCAACATGCCAGCCGGCATAGGCAGTGCATTGTATCCATTTGCAGATGCGACTGGTCCCTGCGGCAGCAGCGGAAACATAGAGTCAATCACTTGGTACAAGGACGACGTAAAGATTGTCACCATTCAGCGCGATTCGCCGGGGGGATCCTTTGAGTACGTGCCAGAGCCTGGGCAATACGTTCCCTCATTTGTCAGCACTGTCAGCGCGATTCCCGGCGTACTCGTAGTTGGCGATCAAGGCGCTGGTACCTACAAATCAATTACGAGGTGCTTTAACGGCTCGCAACAAGGAAGCGCAACAGTTGTAAGCAGTAACCAACCCTATGCCCCGGTCACAACTTGTGGCAATGCACGCTACGCGTTCAAGATGTCAAACAACGAAAGCCTATATTATGCGCCGGCCGGAAGTTCACCGTTTGTCGAATACGTCACTGAAATAGCGACAGGCCAAGTCTTTGGCTTCGTGCGAGGGCGTGACTGCAACGGCAACATTGACAACAGCTGGGGCGTCATTAGCTGGAACCTAGAACTTGATGGAGGTGTTGGCATTAACCTCCAACAACTGCAGACAACGCCAGACAGCGGAGCAACGTGGACAACTTACGTTGACTACACAAACGCACCCTGATGGCCACTTTCCCCGCCCTAACGCCAGCAACCCGCGCCTTCACGCCAGGCGAGTATCCGCACACGCCGTTCACCGCCTATAACGGCCTGCAGAATCGCGTGCGCCATAGCAACGTGATGCTCAGCAGCTCAGTGCGGTTGAGCTTTATCGCACTGGCTGAAGCTGACATGCTCAGCATCCTCAGCCACTACCAAGGCCAGTTCGGCAGCTTTGAGAGCTTTACCATGCCGTCCAGCATCTGGAGCGGCGTCACCACCATCAGCGACTACCAACTGACGGATTACCGCTGGCGATACACGGAAGCGCCAACCGTAGACGACGTTTACTGCGGACGGTACAACGTCGAGCTGGCACTGGAAACGGTGCCGCCTGAGGGCAAGTTTGTAGGCGGCGCTGAGCTGGCTGTGATTATCACGCTGGCACCTGGAGCTGCTGTAACTACCAACGGCCTGCAGCAGAGCATTACGATCACCTTGGCAGGCGGGACGGCTTCTGTGGTTGCCGACGGTGGCGGTTACGAGTTCTCTTCATTCCTATACTGGGATGAAGACCCCTACACCAGCTGGGACTGATTCATGGCAGCTCCCAACATTAAATCTGGCAGCTCCGTCACAACCGTCACCGGCAAGACCGTGGGTTATGCCGTCACTACCTCGATGGCGGCAGCGCTGAGCAATGGCGCCAGCAGCGGCAAAGTGCTGAAGATCAACTCGGTGTATTGCGCCAACGTTGACGGCACCGCAGCAGCTGACATCAGCTTGGAGCACTACAACGGCACCACGGGCTTCGCTATCGGCAAGACCATCGCCGTACCAGCTGATGCCACTCAGGTGCTGGTAACCCGCGAGGCTTACATCTACCTGGAGGAAGGCCACAGCCTCCGCGCACAGGCCAGCGCCGCCGGCGACCTGGAGCTGGTCATCTCCTACGAGGACATCAGCTGATGCTCGGCTTTAACGGCGGACTGATGGGCGTTCGGCGCACGCCGACAACCAGCGCAGCAACCGGGCTCTGGTTCCAGAATGAGCAGAGCGTGGCTAAGCGTGCGGCGATCTGGCCAGCATCATCATCAGGACTCTATAGGTATTACAGGCTAGATACATTTGCAAACACATCACTAAACGCAAACACCATCGAAATCGCAGAGGTTGAACTTTACAACGACAACACGGTAATCACAGGCGTAACAGCAACCGGCAGCTTCACTTGGGACGGTGGAAGCTATGCCAGTATTGTTGATGCAAATACAAGCAATCGAAGCTACAAAGAATCCTGGAGCGGGATCCAAAGCTCGGCAACTATTACTTTCGATTTGGGCTCTGCCGTAGCGCCGCCTACGCACATTCGCATCTTTGTAACCTATGGCGGTGGATTGTATGGCCCCAGATTCCCGGCATCGTTTAATTTCAACGCATCAAACGAAAGCAACGCAAACTTCGTCAGCCTGGCAACCATAACAGTCGGAACAAGCCTCAATGAAGTGACCCAAGACACTCTCTATGTAACAAATAAGGTAGCGATTAGTTAATCCCGCGCATGGTCATGCTCTACTCCCACAACGCCACCACCCCAGCGCCCCTGCCGCACCGCATCCGCTTTGCGGACGGCAGCACCCGTACAGATCGCGCCACCTTCACGCCTGACGAGCTGGAGCGTGCCGGCTACTCCGGCCCCTACCAGCGCCCCGAGTGCAACCCAAAGCTGGAAACGATCGACTGGGATGGCACGCAATTCCTAGTGCGCCCCTACAGCTTCGACGAGCTGCAGGCGCAGTACGCCAAGGTCCGCCTGCAGCGCATCCAGCTGCTGAAATCCTGCGACTGGACGCAGATTGCTGACTACGACCTCGGCGCCGATCGTGACGCCTGGGCCACCTACCGCCAGGCCCTGCGTGATCTGGCTGATGCGCCCAACCCGTTTGACATCACCTGGCCGCTGGCGCCGCAGCCGCCTGCCATCTCGGCAGAATGAATCCATCTGAGCATCAACCATGGCCAGCCTGATCTACAACTCATTCGTTGATGACATGGCCCGTGGCGCCATCGACCTCGACACTGACACCTTTAAGGTCTTGCTGGTCACATCGGCCTACGCGGCAAATAAGGACACCGACCTGAAGCGATCTGCCGTTACGAATGAAGTCAGCGGCACCGGTTACACCGCCGGTGGCGTGACCACTGCCTGCACAGTCACCAAGTCCACCGCTAACGATCGCGTGACGCTCAGCTTTGCCGCTGTGAACTGGGCCACCAGCACCATCACTGCCAGGGCCGCTGTGATCTACAAATCACGCGGCGGCGCCAGCAGCGCTGATGAGCTGGTCTGCTACGTGGACTTTGGCGCCGATGTTTCCAGCAGCGCCGCAACCTTCAGCCTGGGTTCCAGCGTCATCACGCTGCAGAACTGATGGCCACCTTCCCGGCACTGGAGCCGGCCACACGCCGCTACAGCATGGGCACCTTCCCCGTCACCGAGGAGAAGGGCTTCGGTGGTGGCAGCGTCCGCTTCCGGCATGGCACCACCGCCTACAGCCACAACCTCGAACTGAGCTTCGCTGCATTGACGCAAGCAGAGACCAAGCTGCTGCGCGATCATTACCGCGCGCAGCAGGGCGGCTACATCGCATTCCCGCTCAGCACTGAAGCATGGGCCGGCCACACCAGCTTCACCGACCTGGTGCCAACCTCCACGCACTGGCGTTACGCCGCACAGCCGCAGGAAGACCACCTATCCGCCGGGTACGTCAACGTCTCGATCAGCCTGATCAGCGTGCCGGCTGTGGTGCCAGC